TTAAACTGAACACGGGTTGCCGCCATATTCTTCAAACTGTTTAAGAAGATCAGAGCATTTGTGCTCATGCTGTCCGTAACCAGCACCCGGTAATGATGCCCAAATGTTCGAGCACTTAGTTATGGCGCTTTCAATTCGACCGGCCTCAACGTCATCAAAAGCTTTGCACTCCCGAATTTGCTGAATGGCAACGGCGTCCTGGCTGTCATGCCCGAAGTCTTCAAGTTTGAGTTGTTTTTTATAGACATCCCAATAGCGTGAGAGGAGTTGATAACGCCCGGCAGCCGTTGATTTAATTCCGAGGCGAGGCAGATCTACCAGCTTGCGGGGATGATCGACATAACCGTTATTGAACAAAGTGCCGCCGACAATTACGTTGTAACCGTTATCACTGCCAGATACTTTGCTCGTCCCTTCTGACCAGGCCAACATATCGAGAAATGCTCTCATGTTTTTACTCGTTTGCATCTTTCTTCTCCGTGTTAACACCTGCGCGGCGGGATACGATAGCCAGCGCCATATTGCGTAACCCATCAGCCCCAACGAAGCCAATCAGCGCCCCCACGAACGCGCCAGAATTTGCAGGAAGCCCCAAATACTCGAGCAATGCGGAGATCGCGAGAGCAAATATTCCGCAAATCAACGCGCCAGTAGCTGTATAAAGTTTGGGTTTCCCCGCCCTGATATCGATAAGGGCTGAAATGCCTAATGCGCATAGACCGGCATAAACAGAAGGCAGGTAGAGCGCTATCCATTTCATCGTTTGATCCCAAATTCCCGGGTCGTGGTGTGTGTTCATTGACCCTCCTGAATACCGTTTTTTGGATATAAAAAAGGCCACGCATACGCGCAGCCTCAAAGAGTTACCAGAGTTAGCGTCTGGTCGCTTATTACCGTATCTGATATCGTTAATTCGCCAAAAGTAACCACATCAGACACAAGGGTTTATAAATGGATGATCTCGACCGGATTTTGGACAAAATCCTAATTACCGCATTATTCGACAATCTCAGTAACGAAATGAAGAAAAACGTTCTCACTTCGGTACACGAAATGATGGACCGATCTACTTATGATGATACATCTTCTTTAGATTATCTTGGACAGGTTGAGCGCCTGGAATCCCTTCGCGAGCGATTATATTCGCGATTGCCAGAAAGCCGAGTTTGGACCCGTTCTCATCTTCTTGAGAGGGGTTAGAAGGCCAGATCCAGCCAGGGGGGCGCGTATCAGCGTGGCTGTATGCCTGAAAAAGCGCCCCGACAATTCCAGCCATCAATCTGTGGTTTTTCTCTTCTTCCCACCAGATACCGTTACTGCCCGCTCGTTCTTGTGCATCGAACTCCCAAACTAGAGTTCCGTCATTGTTGAGAACCTGAACTTTCATGTTGACTCCAGAAACGCAAAAACCTGCACAAGGCAGGTTCGGTTTTACATTCGGCTGAGTATTGAAACAGTGCGGTCACAACGTGATGTTGATGAAATCCCAATACTCATGCGAATGTGCTTATTTGGAGCGGGCAGTGGGAATCGAACCCACATCATCAGCTTGGAAGGCTGAGGTAATAGCCATTATACGATGCCCGCATTGTCTGGTGGCCCCTGCTGGGCTTGAACCAGCGACCAATCAGTTATGAGCCGACTGCTCTAACCAACTGAGCTAAAGGGCCGAACGCCGAATTCTATAACCATACGGTACTTAAGGCAAATCCCTCACGACTCAACACCTCATTTGTAAAGCAAAAACCCGCACAGCGGCGGGTTCATACAATTCTGACAAGATATCAAATTAGCCTTAAATATCGCTCAATTTGTTGCATTTTGCAATATCGATATGCGTATAGATTATCTTGTAAGCGATCAATAAAAAACCCAGCACTAGGCTGGGTTTGAGAAATTAACCGACTTAAGCAGCTTTTTTGTTACTGCAATCGCAAAGTGGAATAGGAAAAGGTCTCCCTTTCTTTGCATGACGCACAACACCATCAACACATGTTGTGTAGCGAAAAATGATTTCGCAAGCATTACCACATTTGCGACAGGTTCCCATAGCCATAAGATCTATGTCCCTGCATACCTGTAAATCCATACAGATTGCCTTTTGTTGGGAGATCCACTAAACTTTAGCTGTCTACACCAAAGTGTCGTGGTGGATTATCTCCATCCGCACCGGAAAGTTTCTCAGGCTTTCCGCCCTAAATCCCTGTATTCTCGCAGGGATTTTTCATAAGAAATCAAAGGCTAATTGGTTCATTGAGTATCCAAGCTCAGCTAAAATTACCTCTGCAAAAGTATCTGCCTGCCATTCCGCATCTTCAATTTGAAGTGCAGGTTTCTTTGATTTGTGAAGCAGAGCTTGGTGCCCAAGAACTAAATGCCCTATTTCATGGAAAAGAACAAATAAAGCTTCTCTTTCACCATGACAGGCCAACTCAAAAGTCTTATTCGGAACACTAATCGTCCATGTGCTGGGGTCGTAGTGTCCCGAAGTCAGATCGTAAGTGGAAGCCGTCCATATTTTATCATCAACAACATTTATCGTTATGCTGTACGAACTTAACAGCTCGAAAGCAGTGTCCAATTTTTTCTTCTTTTTCAGGCTTTTAAGATTGAAATAAGAACAAAAATTCACTGCATTACTTGATACATCATTCATACTCATTGGTGCAACACGATTTCCACGTAACACATAAGTTGGCGGTTCCAAAGTTTATTCCCCGATATTGTTGATATTTTTCATAAGCTCTGCAATTCGCTTAAGCTGGTCTGGTGTTAGTGGTGATTTTGCAAACCCAGCAACTAGCATTTGTTGATTTTGAGACAATCCATCCAACGATACATATTCGTTGGCAATATCCGCCAACTCTTGAAGATTGCTAATTACCAAGCCGCGACCTTTGAAAAAGGACTGTATTTCCTTTACCCATTTTTTGGGGATTTTCTTACTGCCGGTTTCAAGTCCACTAAGAAATGCGGACGTCACGCCCAACTCTTTTGACATTGTAAGCAGTGTACAATCCGTATCTATCCTCGCTTTTCTGACGGCCTTACCGAATTCAGTGAGTGCCATGGTCAATTTCCTCAGTTTTTGGTGTAACATTTGTCGTACTCAAATTTAATGCGTTAAAATTACCATAAAACAAAATAAGTAAACCATTTTGGTTAATTTATTTCGATATTTTTATCTTTCATAGTACTTTCAACCAGTTGATGTGCAAGAATCGATTTTAACGATATCTCATCGAGATTCGAAAAATCCTGTTTCAATCTCGACCAATGCTCTGCGTAAACCCTTTTCCAAGTGGAGCGGTTAATACTCAAAAGCACAGCCAGCGCTGCCCCTGCATACTCTTTATAAGTGTCGTTATTATTGTTCGCCGCCACATCCTGAGCTGCCAGCCAGACCAGAGCGACAAGCCGTTTTTTTATTTTTGCCTGTAGTGGTTTGCCTTCTAACCTCCTTTCGTATTCAGCCCAAACGTGTTCGCAAAATGCTACTTGGTGAGCAAATTTAAGATCATGGCCATAACAGTATTTCACCCAGGCGTTTTGATACTCAGGCAGCGAATTAACAGCGCGGCGCCAGCCGCACATAGCAAACTCATACTCATTCATCGGCAGCATCGGTCGGTGGCGACTCCGCGTCTCTAAAACATACAGTGCTGAATTCTCCGCTTTAACGTGCCTAACGCCTCCACGCCCATCATCAAGATCAACCTGATGTATCGGCTTGCGAGGGTTTCGATTTTTATCAGCTGGTGGATGCTCGGCAAATGCCTGCAACTGTCCCTTCGTCCCGCCTGATAAATCAGCAAGGGCGAACCGAAGTTCTATGCGTGCGTACTCGAGTAATTGCGCATTCATCGGATCAGCCCCTCTTTTCTCCAAATAACCTGAGTTCTCAAGACGCCTTCGGCATGAAAGAGGCGCAACTCTTCGCGGCTGTATTCGGTTTTTATCCTCCCATCGATTGCATCATGACACCCACTACATCCGATCGCCGCCTGCATATCATCGGGTTTTATCCCGGTTCCGCAGGTACCGGCCAACCGGTAATGTGCCAACACACTGGTTTCTGGATTGTCATTGCAGACACCGAAAATTCGGATCTGGCACTCACGCCCACGCGCTGCTTTCGTTAATTTGCTCATGCCGCATAGCTCATTAGCTGGCTCGCAGCGTTCTCGGCAGCCTGTGGGGTGCTGAATGTTTTATTCAGAATGAAATTCCACAACACATTCAGCGTGGCTTTGTAGAGTTCTGAAAATTCAGTGTCATCCATGCTCGCGAAGGAAATCGAGATCGGTTCTTTGACCGTTACACCATTCGGCATTACCAGTTCTGTGTAATAACCGGCCTCGACCGTAGTCCAGCGCCGGAAAGCATCGAACGACTTAATCAGCGTCACGCGGTCAGCCCGCCGCGCACTGACTTTTTTCAGATAACCGACAGCCAGAGAATTGAGCGTTTCGCCATGACCAGCATATTCAGCCAGATGGTTTACATAACCACGGATCAGGGATTTCTCTTCGGGAGATATGGCGCCGCCGGTAGGCGTCCAGTACTCAAAACCAAGATTGAGAAGAGCGAAGTATTTACGGTGAAAGCGGGCATTGCGCGCTTTTTTGAAGTCAGAGGTCAGTATGTCGCCGACCTTGATTTTAGAATGCAAAAAATCTCTGGTATCCGGCGTTGCGGGTATCAGAGTGTCATTGCTTGCTTTGATAAATGATAGTTGCGCCATCTTCGCCTCATCGGTTGGATGGCACAGCAGCTGCATACAGGTTGTCAGTTGTTCAGGCTGACCAGGTGATTATAACTTACTTTCGATACTTTTAACGAGGAAACCATGTTTCTCTGCGATTTCTAAAAACGCGAGCAAAGACGAAACATGTTCATCGTCGTGCAGCTCTCGTACGGAGACAACTTTGTCGCCGCGTAACTGCAATAGCACGCGGCAGTCAGAAGAAACCTGAAGCGTTGTGCCGTTAATTGTAAGTTGTTTAGCCATCTTAACCTCTTGCGTTAGTAATGCCGTCCTGACGAGAACGGATCCAATCGGCGTCCTTGCCGCGCGCGTTGGTTAATAGTTGCCGCTGCTAGCATTGTGTGCAAACGCACAAAATGATATTTGAGGTGCAACATTGTTCATTCCATTGAATTTATGATTTAAATCAAAAATTTAAATAGAAATACACCCATATACCTCTGATAGAGCCTTGAAGTAATTGCATGAACAATCAAACAGAAAATTTGCACTATCCACCTATTTGTTAATCAGGTCAGTGTTGGGCAGCAGCCCAATAAAAACTGTACATTTATACAGTAATTATTGCGGCAGAATTTTTCAAGGTCATTTACATTAGTCTCACGTATATTGCATGGCTAAAAGGTCATCTAAATGGGACCACGACAGCTTGTCAGCAGTTTCTTGGGTGTTGTACAACTGTTAGTATAATCAGTATTAATAGACGAAGTAATGAGATGAATATGCGTACGATTGAGATGTGTGCTGGGGCTGGCGGTCAGGCTTTAGGGTTACATAATGCTGGTTTCAAACATAGTGTACTCATTGAAATAGATGAATATGCATGTGCAACCTTACGCCACAATAACGAGTCGTTAACCCTCGGTTGGGGAGATATTCTTCAACAAGACTTACGGGTATTTGCTGAACAAGATGCAGCTAAGTATGTCGGCCAAATTGAGTTAGTCGCAGGCGGAGTACCGTGCCCACCATTTAGCAAAGCTGGCCGGCAGTTAGGTCAAGAGGACGAACGGGATCTTTTTCCTGCGGCACTTCAGGTTGTTAAAGCCGTCAAACCAATTGCAGTGATGATTGAAAACGTATCAGGTTTGCTTGATAAGAAATTTGCCCCATACAGAAACTCAATCCAAAAAGAACTCGAGGATCTTGGTTATAAGTCGGAATGGCGCTTACTACAAGCCAGCGATTTTGGTGTACCTCAGCTTCGCCCGAGAACAATACTTGTTGCTATAGAAGCACAATATTTTGACCGGTTTGAATGGCCACAATCAACCACAGATAAACCTGTCACTGTTGGTGATACGCTTTATGATTTACTTTCCTCTAAGGGCTGGAAGGGTGCAAAAAAATGGAGAAAATTAGCCAATACTATTGCGCCGACTCTAGTTGGTGGCTCCAAAAAACATGGGGGCCCCGATTTGGGTCCAACCAGAGCCAAACGTCAGTGGCAAGCTTTGAACGTTTATGCTCATCGGGTTGGGCATGATGAGGAAATACCTGGTCCTGATTTCAAAGGTGTGCTGTTGCGTGACGGGACGATTAGAGCAGGGTTTGAAGATATGCCTCTGCTTAACGTTCGCATGGCTGCTCGAATTCAAGGTTTCCCAGATACATGGGCCTTTGTAGGTTCTAAAACACACTCTTATAGACAAGTTGGCAATGCTTTCCCCCCTCCAGTTGCTCAGGCTGTAGGCGAAAAAATTCGAGAAGTTATTCTTTCTATAAGACAAGAAAAGGAAGACGCTGCATGAAAGGGTTGATTTCGTTTAAAAGGGATGAGTTTCACCGAAAACTGATAGAACAAGGTACATGGGGGTTTTCAATCACAACGAAGTATGGTCAGCATAAAATCGCAAGTAACGCGGATGTTGGTCAAAAATCTAGCGTAATGTTATCAAATCTGCTTTTAGATAAGGTGATGCAAAAACTTCAAATACCGATAGTAATTCAAGAAAAGAAAAAGGATGGGCAAACTGTCGGCAATTCTTTCGAAGCGGCCTGCGCGTCTTTCCTGTCTGACACATTTCCAAATTTAGGAAATCTTCGACCGGGGACTTGGAATATTGAGCAAATCCACCAAAGAAGTGAGGCTGTTCTAGGAAGGTATGAACAGTACTCCCATCTTTATGAATTATCTGCTCTGGCCGCTGAACATAAAACCTTAAGAAATTTTCTAGGTGATGGTTATACCATTTCTCCAGATATTATTGTTTCAAGATCGCCCGAAGAGGATGAATTTATTAACGAATCAGTTTATGTTGTTGATTCGGATACCTCCAGAAATACAATGCTTCGCAAAGTAAATCATGCAGGTATTGTCCCGCAACAACTATTACATGCCAGCATATCTTGTAAATTCACAATGCGTTCAGACCGGGCGCAAAACACGCGAACAGAAGCTCTTAATCTTATAAGAACAAGAAAAGGAAGAACCCCGCACATAGTTGCAGTAACTGCAGAGCCGACATCAAGTCGTCTAGCCTCTCTTGCTCTTGGTACTGGCGATATGGATTACGTTTATCATTTCGCATTGTACGAACTTCTTGAAAGTTATGAAGAGCTAGGTTTCGATGAAGGTTTAGAATTGTTAAATACCATGATTGATGGCAAAAGATTACGTGACATTAGCGATTTACCTTTAGATTTAGCTATTTAAATCTTGATACAAGACCTCCGCAAATGCTTATTGCGTAGCGGAGGCGGTATTTCTTCAGTTAAACCCTTCCGATTTTATACGATTACCAATCCATACCATGCACGGCACGGCCATGGAATTTCCGATCGCTTTATAGCGAGGTGCATCGGGACACTTCTCAGCGGACTTATTGCGCCACGGGATTTTTGTGTGATCATCAGGCATACCCTGCAGACGTTCGCATTCCACAGGCATCAGGCGGCGTACATGCATTCCGTACTGAACGACGTCTGCTGATGTGCGTGAGTCCTGAGTAAATGCCAAATCTTCCAGACCCCCTTTCCCCTGTGGACCGGCATTATCTGCACGGCCTATCTGTGCATGTTGCAGGCAAACCGCAACTGCCTGACGGGTGACAGTGTCAAGCGTGTAACTGGTGCCGGTATCATTCCAGCCTTTGCCGTTTTGAGCTTTAACACGACCAGACGCATCGCTAATTGAAATAACAACTGGTTTGCCCTGCCCCGGCTTCCCACCGCCAGCAGAAAGAACACCCGTAATCTGCCCGTCGCCATTCTCAAAACGGACTTCACCGCGGCTATTCTCAGCAATGGCAAACGCAACCGCGCCAACGCCGATACCACAGCGGTCTCCGTTAGGCGTCAAAAGAGCATTCGCTATTCCGTCCTGCCTGTATTCAAGCGATGCATTACCACCACGCCCGCGAACAGCCAAAGTGTTAGGTGTGCAGATAATGGCGGGAGGCTGAGCGCCAGCATCCACATTGCCAGATAAAATTGTCGGGGAAACATCCCAGCCCACATCCTGCCCGTGGCCTCTACTGCCAAATGCAATGACCGGCGTTCCCCTTCCGGTACCGTCCTCCGAACCGTCATAACCTTCAGCCCGAAGCGGATGCGTAAAGTCACCTGTTACACATACAGCTGGGGTCTGGCTGGCCTGAAGAGCGCCTGTAAAATCACTGCTAGCGCCCAAATCCGACGCTGTATTGCCGCCAGCCTGCCAGTTAAATGCAACAGCTAAATCAGTGGCGTCTTTGTAATCGCGGGCTTTGCAGGTCGATGCCGCTTCGTCATCGGCATATTCCCCGAACGCCACCATCCGAAATGCCTTATGAGGGACTAAATGGCCTCCCCTTGCCTGGTTATCGTCTGCGCCACACGTTCCAGCGCCGTTTGCAGTAAGGGCGGAAGTTGCCTGCCCCGCTTCTCTGCTCGGCGCAATATCCCTGCGCAGGCGGTCGAACTCAAAAAGTACTTTGCAGGGATCGAAGTCCGGACGAGCACTTGCGACAACGAACACACGGCGGCGGCGTTGGGCCACTCCGACAAATTGGGCGTCAAGGATCCGCCACGCGATTGCTCTCTGGGGACCATACACAGCACCTGCGTTTGTCCATTTTCCCCCTGCTGGTCTAAGCGGCCGGTCTTCTCCGGCCAGTCCAGCAAGAAAACAACCGAATGCGTTGGTTTTGTCATTTAGTACCCCCGGTACATTTTCCCAGACAATGACAGCGGGACGCTGATCATGCTCGTGACGTTTAGCGTCGATGGTGTTAGCCAGTTCGACGTATGAAAGGGTGATTTGCCCGCGGGCGTCGGACAGGCCGCCACGCAAACCTGCAACGCTGAAAGCCTGACAGGGCGTACCGCCCACCAGGATGTCCGGCGCTTGAACATGCCCGGCACGAACACCGGCCGCAATTTTAGTCATATCACCGAGATTTGTTACGTGTGGCCACCGGTGCGCCAGCACGGCTGCGGGAAACGGTTCAATCTCACTGAACCATGCTGGTTTCCAGCCGAGTGAATGCCACGCCAGACTTGCGGCCTCGATGCCGCTGCACACGCTTCCGTAGGTTGGATTCATGCTTTCGACTCCGCCGCCAGCTGGCGCATGATTTCCTGCTCGGTTGGCAACGGTGCCGCTGCGCATTGCATGAAAATTGTCTTACGGGTCGCCGTTTTACGCGCCAGCAAAAGATGCACTTTTTCCTCTGACATTTTCAGCGCGCGGGCAATATCGCGATCTGTTTTGCCTGACAGGTGCAGACGGTAAATCCCCATTAAAACGTTCTTCCCATACGCCGGGCGGTTGCCGATTTTGACCACCGCGCCACTGGCTTTTGCAGCATTGGTCACCGGTACCGGTTTAACGGGAGGGGTTGCATAGGCACGGCTACGTGCGCGGGCGGCGCAATGCCAGCGATCGATAATGCTCCCGGTGTGGTCACAACCGTCATCTGCAACGGGGCGAACTTCGTTAATCAAACTGTTAATTTCCTGAGCCATTGGTCATTCCTCTTGTGAAAATTTTAATGCTGCCAACATCTGCCGCCCTGCAGGGGTTTGCAGCAGCTGGCATTCCAGTTCTTCGTCCAGCTTGTCCGGCGACGTGTCGCCTTCGTCCGGTGCAAACTCATTCGACATAGCGTTTCCCTGCCGCCATCTGCATGGCCGGTGTCGGGCCTGCTGGCGATTTCGGCGCGGCAATTTGCCGGCGGATGGGCGGTACCGAATAACCCGCAGCTAATTTTTTCTCCCAGCGCGCCAGTTTCACGCCCGCCAGCCTGTCCATTTCTGGCTGTGTCAGTCGGCGCTCTACGCCCTCGCGTCGCATCTCAACGCAGATGTGATACAGAATCGGGTTGCGCCACGGAAACTGTTCTGAGGTGCCATAACGCCATGACTCAGATTTCCAGCGTTTGTACTCGGCGATGACGTCCCGCACGGTGAGTCCGACCAGACCGCCGCCGACCTCAGCAACCAGCGCGATAAACTCCGCAAAGTCAGGCGGCCATGTGCTGCCAGCTTCACAACGCTCAATGCAGGCATTGCAAACACGGGTGATCTGATCACTCGTCATAATCCCGATCTGTTTCTCCCAGAGGTCCGAGGGACGATTGCCATTCTTCGCTATCCATCGGGTGCTGTAGATTTTGATCATGAGATCCCACAGGCGCCACGCCGGTGTATTCACGCTCTCTGGCCCATTGTTCGCGACCAGCTCGTAATTGCCGTTCTGCAATGGATTCGCCGTTGCTGCTGGTACTACTTGCGATGTTTTTTGCATGGTTCAATCCCCCGGTGTTTACCTGCCAGTCGTTTTCAAAGGCACGCTCTTTGCCGTAAAACCGCTGTGCCTGCATCACAAATTCGGTACCGGCCTGACCGCGTATCTCGCAGTACTGCCGATATCTCCGCGTCCCTTCGAGCATTGCCTCCGTGCTCACCCCTTCCAGCTTTCTCGCCTTCCAGCAGGAGTGAGCTTTGTTTTTCGGATTCCCACCTTCGCGTTTTGGGTACTCATGCCAGAGGGTTTCGAATTCCTCAGGGTAAGAACCCGACGCGTTTTTCTTCGTTGGGTGCTGGTTTTTTTCAGCGCCCGACAAAAGGGTTTTATCTTTTAGTTCTTTATCTTCTTCTTCCTCTTCCTCTGGTAACGCGTTTTGATACGTATCTGTAACGCTGCTTGCGTTACATTCGGCGTTACTATTGCGTTTCTTATCTCGCCCTTTTGCGACACGCCTATTTGTAAGTGCCCGTTTTTTAGATGTTTCCCCGTTGTGCCTTTCGTGATTTGGGAAAAACAATTTCCCATCCATTTCTGCAAGCCAACCCACATCGATAAGCGCATTCGCAAAACCTGACACGCAACTAACGCGATCAAGTACCGAACGTGTAACGCTCGCAGCGTTACCTTTTGCGTTACCATCTATCGTTTGTTGGTCGGCCCAAGCCCAGACACGGATCATCTTTCCGAGAACGGCGTCAGGGTCGATATTCAAAATTTCAGCCATCTGAAAGATTTCCGGTTTATCCGGCGTGATGACCTCAATTTTTATCCAACTACTAGCCATGCTTACCAGCCTTGCCCTTCGGCAACTTGCCTGAACGCCCTGCATTGACGCGCCAGCTGTACCTCAGCGCGTTCTTTGTTGATCTGCCGGATCAATACGCGCATAAACGGTTTTGTGACCGGCATATCGCCATATCTGAATTGGCCCCCAACGCAGCGAAGAGTTTTCATCTGCGACCCCTGCCGCTCTGCGGTTTTTTCGCTGGCCGGTCTGGCATGTGCTTTGCGGTTTTGATGAATCGCTTTGCTGATTCAAGAAAAGCAATCGGGTCTGTTTTCTGCCCGACGGTGTAATGCCTGACGCTTTGAATTGCGGCCGTACGGGCGACACTTTCAGGAACACCGGTACGAATTAACCCCGCCATAACCTGATTCTGTAATTGCTCTTTCGTAAAATTAGCCATTGGTCATTCCTTACTCAGTGGTACAGGCCGTTGCCAGAAGAACCACCGTCAGTCTTTACGCACAACCCGATGATGGCGGCGTGTGCTACGGCTTTCATGGCACCATCACCAGCACGTTGTAAATCCCTTGCTGCGCGATAAGCGATTGAATCCCCGACCAACAGCCGCGCCGCCGTGCCCGCCGGTAAGATGGATAGGATGGCTGTTTTAATAGCCGCCAATTTCTGCCGAGATTTCGGCGTATCACTCAGTACCCAGCGATACAAATTTTGTTTGTTGACCGGTTTACCAGCATTAAGCCCCATGCTTTTGCATCGTTCCGCAACCTCACATGCGACTGATTCCCAGCCTGTTTCTGCTGCGACGGCCATTACAGCGGCACAGAGTTGGTTATATTTGATTTCCATATTTCAGTTCCTATACCTGCGATGAAATAGACTTATCTTCAGGCGGCATTCCATCAGTTGGGTTTGGGTAGTCCTCAGGATTGAGGTCGTGCGGGGTAACAACAAAACCAGTTACAGCAGCCATTTCCACGGCTTTGCTACCTCGAGGTTTATGACGGCCAACGATGATATGGCTGACGTATCCCTGCGTGATTCCCGCCAGCTCGCCAAATTTGCGCTGGCTAATTCCATTTTTGGCTAAATATTCACCAAGTTTCATTTTGTAACCCTTATGTATGCTTAACGAGAAAATATTAGCATTGCTATTTATAATGTCAATATCAAAGCTATTTTTAAAAAAATAGCCTTAGTATTAAAATCTGAATATGAAACGAAAACTTACCGATGAAGACCTGCAGGCTGCACAGCGACTTAAATCCATCTGGAACATCAGAGGGAAGGCTTTGGGGCTGACACAAGAGAAGGCGGCTGACGCTATGGGATTCAATACCCAGGGTGCGGTTAGTCATTACCTTAATGCCCACGTTCCTTTGAATACCGATGCCGTCATAAAGTTTGCAGCATTATTGCAGGTTAGCCCGGAAGAAATTCGCCCAGATCTGGCTCCGTTGCTCAACCTTGTAAGGAAAGGACCATCCCCTACAACTGAATTCACAATTGACGGGCGGGAAAATCTGACGGCACAGCAAAGAGAGCTTTTATCGCTGTTTGATAAACTACCTGAAAGCGAAAAGGTCAATTTGCTAGGCCAATTGGAAGCTAAGACTAAAGATTACGAGAAGCTCTTGAACGAACTTCTAGAATTAAGAAAGCAAAACAGAGTCTAAGTAGAGATTTAAGTCACATAAGCCGGTCACTCGACCGGTTTTTTTATGTTCACAGTAAAATTAAATAGCAATGGTATTGACGATTATGAATATCAGCGCTATTGTTTGTCTCAACAACGGCACAGCAGCCGCAGGTAAACAAGTTCTGACAGCGTGAAAGTACGCATACACATGAAAGGGAAATGAAAATGACTACGCAGACTAAACGGACCATCTCTCCGATTTACGGTTTTCACATTACACATGAAGCCGATGATTTAACGGACGCGCAGTACACACTGTTTGCCCATGGAGAACAAACCCGTGTTTATGTGCAGGTTCTGGGCGGCAATAAGTTTTGCGTCAGCGTAGACAACTTGGATCAGGAGCCCGCCGTTATTAAGTCTGTCGGCATCGCAGATTCATCAGCTCAGGCCATGCAGATGGCAATTGATGAATACGAAAATCCTTCCGTAGTTGAAGAGCCAGCAGTTGAGACGAAAAAACCGGCTTATACATTCCCGCAAACGGGAGAGGCGGATCCAGATACTTATGCGGAGCTCACTTTGCACGTAGATGGCAAACCAACGAAAGTGCTGATCATGGTTGTTGAACAAAATGAATATTGTGTCTGTGTTGATAACATCGGCGATGGTGTAAATTCACATGTTGAACACCTCGGTATTTTCAGCACTCAGGAAGAGGCTGAAAAAGTAGCCATCAGCCAGTTTGAAAAGACAATTTAATTAAATGACATCTCGGAAAGACGAGAAAGGAATGACCAGCGGCTTTAAATATCAATTATATCAATCCCAACACCAAGGGGATATATGCACCCATTATTATTCGCGCTTGTTATCGCGCACTGCCCTGTGCATCAGGAGTGTGTAGACGTAGTTTATGACGTTTACGATTCCAAGCAAGAATGTGAAAAAGTAATTTTTGATAACCGCATTATTAACGGCAACTGCTATGTAGTGGAAGCCATAAAACATAAAGGTGAATTAAATGATTAAAGCACTTCAAGTTCAATTAACTGCAGTAGATAAACAAGTGGCGACATTTACTGTAAATGACTTAGTAAATGGTTGTATTGCCTCGTCTGAAAATAATGATGTTTGCCGCGTAATCCTTACCGATACGGGCGCGCGCAGCGATTTCTATGACTTAGGCGAGTTTACCTCCCCCTTTGAAGCGATTGACGCTGTAACTGATGTTTACCTCCTTTTAGCCGAGGCCGATATTAAATTGCACCGACATAAACTAGATACCTGCGTAAACAGCTATTTCGGCAAACAAACATCCCCACTGGACATCATCAGACACCTTGTATTGAACGAAAAATGTCGGTGTAACAGCTGCAAAACCAGACATTAAAAATAAAAAAGCCCGCACAAGGCGGGCTGTTCTACCGGATTAACGCCCCAGCGGCGTCGAGATCAGCGACCAAACCGATCTCAAGGAATGACCAATGGCTTCCGCCACCGGAAGCCGGATTATAGTGCGTAATGAGGCGCTTATGCAAACCCAACTGCCGGAGACGGTAACGCAGACCTTTTACATCATGGCGTACAGCATTGGCGGGGGCGAATATTCGATTACGGTTTCCAGTGTCGATTTATCCGTGCCCCCAACTAATTACATTCTTTTAGGCACGGAGGAAATTACATTTAAAATCCCTCAAGTGGATTTTAATAAAGCGCGAATCGAAGCTTTGAATAATGAAAAATCTGCAATTCTCGCAAACTCTCAAATCGCCGTTAATAAAATTGATGAAAAAATCCAGTTATTAACCTGTATTGAACACAAGAAATAAAAGGAATGACCGATGTCTAATCTCACAACACTGGCACAATTTATATGTGCTTTTTTTCCCAAAAAATCAGCAGCGGCAAATGGTGCCGTTGCAATCACTATTACTGTAGAAGCTAAAAACGCAAAGCTTGCGGAAATGAAAGCAACAATGGCTTTAGAGGAAACTTTCCCTGACACCTCAGATAATTTCTTCAAGCCTAAAATTTCCGAATATATTATCGGCGATTCTGGCCGTCCGGCGATTGGCGAATTTGATACTGAATGGATCAAAAACTACGCATGGAATGAAGAAACCAAAAAATTCGACCTGATCCCTCTGGAAGAGATGCCCGACCAGCTCGACCCGATGGAGAATATCAAAGTTATTTCTGATCTCGACGTTGCCGAACGCGTTGCCTACATCTCTATGTACGGTGCTGAGCCCTTAGAGATTGATATGGAACAGCTTTCTAACGCTATCGACATGGTTTCTGATGATGAAGCCCCTGAAGATATGAAAGCGCTTATTCACGGTCTGGCGGGTGTCCCTGCCCTTAAACAGATGCTGCCTGCCCGTCTGGCGGTGATGATCGAAACCATGCGCGCGCAGATGCCTCCATTCGACAGCGCTGAAGACGTACGAAAGTTTGCTGACAAATGGGTAGCTGAACCGGCCAAGCGCGAAGAACTGGCTAAGCCTGCCGCAGATATTCCCCGCACTTACGACGCTCTGGATCTGGAAGTTGCACTGCACGTTATGGGCATTAACCCAGACCTCGCAAAAGCTGCTGATATCCGCAATGCAAAAGACCTCATTCAGAAGAGAGATCCTGCATGGCGCGCGTGGGCGACCTCGCTTCGCGTCATTACGGGGATCCTTAGAGTACCCCGCGGAGAGTTGTGGACGCTCATGGAAGACGGTCATAAAAATCTCAAGCTGATTGAAGATGCTGATGCTCGCCGTGATTACGTGAGCAGCAAACTTCATGGACACCCGCTTTTACCCGACTACCAGCCGGAAACATCGCAGGTTAAAAATCTCGGCGATGGCAAATTTTCCATTGAAGGTTTGACGGGCGGCGCTACCTCAAATGATGGCGAAAAAAAAGAAGTGGCAGTTGAGGCCACGTGTACCAGTATTGGTGAAACACAGGCCAAAACCGGAACAAAACCAGCCCAAACTGATACAGAAACGACAAAACCTGCATCAGAAATCGTTAAAAACGCACCAAAACCGGAAATTGCTGCGCCGGTCGCCGACGAAGCGACGCCTTCCCAACCTATGCCGGACGATTTCAAAACCCGCGCTGAAATCCTCGAAAAAGAGCTGGCCGCAAAAACCGGTGATGCTGCAACCAATCTGGGCATCTGGAAGCGCGTGCAACGCACCGATCCTGCGCGGACAAAACAACAGAACACCACCAATGCTAAAGGCGAGGTCACCCGCACGGTTACCAGCATCCGGCCGACGTACCAGTACATGCGCGCAACTGAATTGTTTGGCCCCTTCGGTTTGGGCTGGGGCGTGGACGTTGTTGAAGAACGTTTTGACCGTGGCATACCAATGATGGAACCCGTGCTTGATAACACAGGGCGCGAAATCGCGAAGAAAGTCATGCGGGATGGTGACGGTACCATTATGGCAACCCAGAACCACACCATGCGGATAGTTCTCTGGTACATCCTGGACGGCAAGCGCGGCGAAATCACTGCCTACGGCCACACGAAAGCGGTATACGCCAGCAAATATGGCTTCACCGTAGAAGAGGAACCATCCAAAAAAAGCCTCACTGACGCCACGACAAAAGCCCTTTCCTCTCTCGGGTTCAGCGCTGACGTGTACCTCGGCCTGTTCGATGATGCCGACTACACCGCCGATAACGCCTACGAGCACAACCTCAAAAACGCCAGCGAAAAAGCAGAGGATGAAGTGCGCCTGCGTAAAGAGCTGGATGAACGTTTTGCCAAAAACACAGACACCATGCGCGGGGCCGTATCTGCTTCCGAAGTCACCAAAATAGCCTCTTCCCTGACCAGAACAATTGGTTCTGAGATAAAAGCCGCCAAACGAGCAAATGACACCGGCCATGTCAGCTATTTAGAAAGCCGCCTGAAACGTCTGGAAGAAATTAAAACGGAATGTCTCGCCAAATTTGAAGGAGAAAAAGCATGAGCACTCGCACCATCGATTTAGCTATGGAAATGAAAAAGCTTCAGGAACTGGCGGAAGACGGCGAACTGACGCAGGAAATGATCGCCGACACGCTTGAAGGGCTGGAGGGGATGCTGGGGGACAAGCTCGATGCAACCATGTCAGTTGTCCGTGATTTTCTCGCCAACGTTGATAAATGCGACTCAGAAGCCAAGCGTTTGGCTGAACGTAAAAAGATGTGGAACAACCAAGCCGAAGTGCTCAAGAAATACATTTTGGATTGCATGGTAACCGCTGGGGGTAAAAGCGTAAAAACTGCCACCAATACGTTTAGCGTCCGCAAAGGCTCGCAGCGTCTCATTATTGATGACGAAGAGCAGCTGCCAGACGAATACGTCGAATCCTACACAGAGATCGTGAACAAAGTGAAGAACGACGAACTGAAAAAAGCCCTGATTGCCGGCATCGAAGAGATCAAAGGCGCACATTTGGAAACTGGCCCGCAATCTCTGGCTGTTCGCTGATATTTACCAGCCCGACGCGAGTCGGGCTAAGGACAAATCATGACTAAATTACACGGAATTACCGCTGCTGAATTCGATAAAAAATACCCAATCGGCAGCACGTTTAAATATTTCCCATCGATCAGCAATCCTGAATTTCGGGAAGTAGAAAGCCGCTCGCCAGCCTGGGCGCTGGGTCACGGTGCTGTTGTTGTCAGCGTTAAAGATTGCGCCGGGTGTCTCTCAATTGAGCATATGGAACCAATCAACGTCGGTACCGGCCCCGCTGTGGTCGTCCGGGATACTGATGGTTTTTGGGCGCATCCTGCAACACCTGAGTTTGAAGAAAGCACGCCATATAGCGAGTGCATGGACTGGTTTGCGAAACAAGGGCTGGAAGTTAAAGGTCATTACATGGAGGGCGACAGCGACGAGCTCACCGCCCGCCGGGACGACGGCGACATGTCAGCGGTCGCAGACTGGCAGCCAACACAACCCGATGGCGAAGGCTGGTACCTCTGGTCTATCTTCGACACAGAAGACGGTCCGTATTGCGAGTTTGCACGTCGTCTGAATTCAGGAAGTGACCAATGAGTTGCGGATATCAGGGTTATGAATTCGGTGGTGGTTATCCGGATAGCATTTGCATTGATGGCAGATTGTGGGACGCAGACAGCGGCTTTGAGGGCTATCTCAATAACGGTGGTGATATCCCTTGCCCGCAGTGTTGCTGCGCTCAATGGTTAGCTTATTACCGTTCAGAAATCATCGAAATCGGTGAGGAGCAAGGATTCGAAAATCATCACCACCCGCGCACGGTGAAATATGGCGGCTTCCCAGAGATTATCCGTAGCGATATTGACGCCATGCGGAAAGCTCGCCGCTGGATAAAACGCGGTTGGTATCGTGGAAGGAAAGAGAGACAGATTGAAGAATTGGGGTATGCGTCATGAGCAACACAGCGAAATTGCAGCTGGGCTTTTCCCCGCTAACCAAGACCATCCAACTTGCAAAAATGAAAGATACCGTAGAAGGCCAGCGTCAACGTGTTGGAAATGACCACGGCCGCGACGTGACGAACGAGGCGGCGCAGCTGGTTTGGCAACTGGTTATGGCTGAGGGCGGGGAAATTAGTTGGGACCTGCCTGACGGTAGCTGGATGGTTCTTAAGGCTGAAGGTAAGGCGGGCAACCATGGCTAAACGTCTAACGGCTGAGGTTTACATGCAGCTGTCTGTCAGCGTGCACGTCGGCGGCTGGGAGGCATCAGCCAGCTTTGAAGAATTACGGGAACAGGCAGAGCGAGAGGCTAGAGCATCACTCGGCCACCATCTCAAGAACAGCAATATCAAACAGGCTAATAACCCGGCTGTTATGTCCGTGATTATTAAGGAGTGGGAATGACAGATAAAACTGATATTGCAGCTTTGATGCGGGAAATGCGCAACTTAGCCGACAGGATTATCGAAGCGCAGGGTGAAAACTCAGAAGGTGAGGAAATCATTCATCTGTACGACGAGTCGGATACCACTTTCAGAGCGCAAAACGTTTTGCTGGTATTGAACGCATTCGATGCAGAACTCCAGCAGCGAGAGGTGGCAGAGAAAGAGGTGACGTACTGGTGCAATCTCAATGCGCAAAAGAACGAAGTCATTGATCAGCGAAATGGCGAATGCGATCGGCTCATTCGAGAAAATGAAGCGCTGGTGGCAAGGCTGGCACCGCAGGACATAACGCCATTCGCCTACGCATATCAGTACGCAGGGTGTGAAACAGCATCGGGTTTTGAAGACTGGCGTAATGAACTATCCAGGGAACGTCCACCAGAATGGATGCTTGAGACGGGTAAAGTGACCGGCCTAATTGAGCTATTTACAGCCCAACGGTTGTCGATTGCACCGGAAGGCTGGCAGTTGGTACCAATCGAACCAACTGAAAGCATGGTCGTTGATGGGTTCGAATCTGAACCAGATAAGTTTTTCAGCCCAAGCGATGTATGGGAAGAGTACGAGGCCATGAGCGGATGTGGGCAAGCCGCACACCGCGCGAAATTGTGCTGGGCAGCCATGTTATCTGCAGCTCCAAAGTTTGGTGACGAGCCAGACAATCAGAACTGATTTTTAAAAATCAAAACCATACCGGCCTGCGCGTTATCCTGCGGGCCGGATGTGAGGTGAGTCATGTCTAAATTCGTCTCCCTGGTCACCTGGGCTGATAAGTATTACGACAATCCCCCATCCGTAGGAACGCTTCGGCGCTGGGCCCGTAACGGAAACATTTACCCCCCTCCGGATCTGCAGGGGCGGGAATATCAAGTTGACCCGGACGCTTTTTATATTAAACCGAAAAAGTGCGGAATGAAGCTTGAGCAACATCATCCGAACGGGCGTACCGGACGAAAAAGCCCGCTGTTAGAGAGATTGATCAATGAGTCAGAGAAAACGCTACGACGCTAACTTACCGAAAAACCTGACGTACAGAAAAAGCAGCAAAACTTACGCCTGGCGAAACCCGGTAACAAAAATTGAAATCCCACTGGGCAAAATTTCCCGTCGTGATGCCGTGGCTCAAGCCATAGAAGCAAACTGCTATATCGAGCAAAAATATACTCCGGCCGCGCTGATGGAAAAATTAAAAGGCGAGCATGAATTCACGCTGTCACAGTGGCTGGAACGCTACGAAGTCATTCTGCAACGCCGGGATCTGGCGGCAAATACTTATAAGGCCAGAGCCGGTCAAATCAAAACCATCGGGGAAAGGCTGGGAGGCATGTTACTGGCATCCATAACAACGCGTCACGTTGCAGAATTTCTTGATCCTTGGATAGCGGAGGGCAAAAAAACAATGGCGGGAACATTACGGTCAGTAATGTCGGACATTTTCAGGGAGGCGGTTGTTGAGGGGCGCGTTTCGATTAACCCGGTGGAACCTACTAGAGCGCCAAAAATCGAAGTGTCTCGCCAACGTCTGGCGCTCGAGCAATTTGCCCTTGTCCGTCTGGCAGCAGAACGGCAGCCTGCATGGTTTGGCCTGGCGATGGATCTTGCGCTGGTCACAGGGCAACGGCGCGAAGACGTGGCATGTATGAAATTCAGCCAAATTAATGATGACCGGTTATACATAACCCAGATTAAAACGGGAGCGATGATCGCGATCCCTTTATCACTGACGCTGGATAGCGCGGGGCTGAAACTCGGTACCGTAATCGATCGCTGCCGCCTGGTTAGTCGTTGCGATTATTTGGTGAGTGCCGGCATTCGCAAAAACAGCCCGGATGGTTCCGTCCATCCTGACAGCCTGACGAAAGGATTCGTTAAAGCACGCAATAACGCAGGAATAGAAATGAGTGATAACCCGCCCACTTTTCATGAGATCCGGAGTCTCTCCGGGCGGCTTTTTGAAAAGGTATACGGCAAGGATTTTGCTCAGAAACTGCTCGGGCATAAATCAGAAAAAATGACGGAAAAATATCTCAACACACGCGAAAAAGTTTTCACAATGCTTTAACAGTCAAAAAGACCGGATACGGGATTTCGGAGAAATTTCGGAGAATTTCGGAATGAGACACATAAGACATTGAAAATAAAAGAAATAAAAAAAAGACCGAATACGATTCCTATATTCGGTCTAGGGAAATGGCTCTTGGGAGAGAGCCGTGCGCTAAAAGTTGGCATTAATGCAGGCGGTTAAGCCGTACAACTTAAAGAGTAGCCGAGGCCTGACTATTTTCCACTCAGTTTGAAACATAGTGATAATAACAATGATGTATTATTTTCATTGTGTGACAACATACGCAAAACATAGGATTAACATCAGGCAGTTACCGACTGCACGGCGATTCAGCAAAGCGTCTCGGCTTTGGCGATAAACGGCGCGAGGCTCATTTTTTGCCCCGGATTAGCCGGATCGTCTAGCCAGATTTTCTCCAGCGGCACGGCCTGAACCTGGCGGTTTTTAACCTGCTCTTTGGCGACGTCGTTCAGAGGATATTGCGCCAGTGTACTGTCGTTAATGATATATAGCGCGTTACCGGGACGGCATTGCAGCATGACTTCTTCACGCGTAAAAGCCCAGGCTTTGCCATATTGCAGGCGACTGATCGTTTCAACCTGCGGCGCCGCAAAACTACTGGCAGATAAGGTTAGCAATACGCAGGCGAGCAGTGTTTTCCTCAT